GGTAATGCTTTCGCTACCACCTCCTTTGAGTCCCGTTACAAAGAGACTGTCAACGGTGACATCATCCCTGACTATGTAGGCCCAGTGGCTCATAGAATCAGTGCTAAGGACATTGTATTCAACCCCCTAGCAGACTCCTTCGACAACTCGTTTAAGATTGTGAGAAGCGTCAAGACCATTGGTGAGCTGAAGAAGATGGCTGCTACAGAAGTGGAACAGCAGTTCTGGACTAAGGCCTTAGAGCGTAGAGAGTTCATCCGTCAGGTAGCTGGTGGTTATAGCATAGAGGACTTTGACAAGGCTGTAGGTTATCAAGCTGATGGCTTTGGTAACATGTATGAGTATTACATGTCAGACTATGTGGAGATCTTGGAGTTCTTTGGGGACTACCATGACAGTGTTACAGGTGAGCTTAGTACAGAGCGTCTCATTACTGTAGTAGACAGATCGTATACAGTTAGAGACGTAGAGATTCCAACTTGGTTTGGTGGGGCTCCTATACGTCATGTAGGCTGGAGATATAGACCAGACAACTTGTGGGCTATGGGGCCACTAGACAACCTAGTAGGCTTACAATATAGACTAGACCACCTAGAGAACCTTAAGGCTGATGCTATGGACTTAACAGTTCATCCACCACTGAAGGTTATTGGGGAAGTGGAAGAGTTTGTATGGGGGCCAGGTGTTGAAATTAACATTGATGAGAATGGTGACGTACAAGAGCTTGGCAAGAACCTGAATGGCATCATGGCAGCAGCTAGTGAGATGGCAGCCATAGAAGACCGTATGGAGCTGTATGCAGGGGCTCCTCGTGAAGCAGCTGGCATACGTACTCCTGGAGAGAAGACGCTAGGAGAGGTGATGCAGTTGGCTACAGCAGCTGGTCGTATCTTCCAAGAGAAGGTTACTAACTTTGAGATAAACCTCTTAGAGCCTGTGCTGAATGATATGCTAGAGACTGCTAGACGTAACCTAGACTCTACAGACATACTACGCATATCAGATGCTGAGCTAGGCATCACTGAGTTCTTATCAGTGACTAAGGAAGACATCACTGCTAATGGCATTATACGTCCTGTGGGGGCTAGACACTTCAGCAAGCAATCACAAGACTTACAGAATGTAATGACTGTGTTCAACTCTCCACTAGGAGCTATGCTAGCCCCACACACATCTGCCATAGCAATGACAGACTTCATCAATGACATTACAGGCCTAGATGGTTATAACATCTTCTCTCCTAATATAGCAGTGTTTGAACAGCAGGAGTTAGCTAGTACGCAGTCTAGAGTGGCTGAGGAAGCTCTTGTAAGAGATACTACGCCTACAGCGGAAGAAGGGGATGTATGAAGACAAGCTGGACTAAAGGTCTAGACAGTCAGCAGGAGGAGGACGTTAAGTCTTCCTTCAAGGCTGGCATTAGGCTGAGACAAAGGCTTACAGAGATGTGTGAGAGTAAGTCAACTACGTCCTTGACGACTAATAAGGAGCAATACGAGAGTCCTAATTGGTGTTACCAACAGGCTGATAACGTAGGCTACAGAAGAGCCCTTAAGGAAATAGTTTCATTATTAGAGAGCTAGCTGCACTAAATAGGCTAAAAATCTAGTATATATAAGTATATACAGAATATATAATACATACATTATAATTTATCTACTTTAAATAACATAAAGGTTATACATGACAGACCAGTCAGCATTTAATAGTAATACATCTCAGGCAACCCCTGAACAGACACCAGCTCCAACATCAGCTTTTACTGACCAGTTAGGCATGATAAAGAATGAGTCTGGAGAGCAGAAATATGATGATGTCCCTAAAGCACTTGATGCATTAGCTCACTCTCAAGCTTACATTCCGCAGCTTAAATCAGAGGCAGAAGCCAAAGATGTGGAAATTGCAAGATTGACAGAAGAGCTTAATAAGCGTTCATCTGTAGAAGACGTTGTATCGAAGCTCACTGCGCAGCAGGCCCAACCTGAGACTACCCCTCAAGTTAGTGGACTAAATGAGCAGGAGGTTTTAAACCTCGTTCAAAACTTCTCAGCTAATCAGTCAGCACAATCAGTTGCTGCTAATAATGAGAAGGCAGTAAGTGATAGCCTATTTAGTAAGTTTGGTGACAAGACTTCTGAAGTCGTAGCATCAAAGGCAGCTGAGTTAGGTATGTCAGTAGAGGGTTTGCAGAAGCTTTCACAGAACAGNCCGCAAGCAGCTTTACANCTCTTCCAAGTACAAGGTGTGACACAAGCTCCCAGAACAACTATGGGCAGTGTTAACATTCCACCTACTATGCTACAGGAAGAGGCCTTACAGCCCCCAGAGAAATCTTTGTTACGTGGGGCATCCACTAAAGATCAAGTAGATTACATACGCCAGATTAAGGCTCGTGTCTACAAGAAACATGATATACAAACTTAAACTTGAGGAATAGAAAATGCAGTTAACTACTAATACTACAGCATTCGTTGAACAGGAGATTTACTCAGACTTTATTCTGATGAACCTTCATGATGGTTTGCTAGGAACAGAATTCTACCGTGACGTTGGTGACTTCGGTTCAGGCGATACATTAAACATCCCTACAATCGGTTCTGTAACCATTCAAGAAGGTGCAGAGAACGAAGCCTTCACATACAACCCAATTGATACTGGCCGTGTACAATTAGTCATCAGTGACTATGTTGGTGACGCTTGGTATGTATCAGATGACATCCGTGAAGATGGTACTAACATCGACGCTCTTATGTCAGCTCGTTCAGCTGAGTCTACTCGTGCTATCCAAGAGAACTTTGAAACACGGTTCTTGTCAGTAGCTAACGCAGCACAGACTGATGCTAACGCTAACGCTATCAACGGCTTCCCACATCGTATTGGTTCAGCTGAGACAAATGATGTATTTGCATTGTCACATCTAATCTCTATGCGTCTATCTTTCGATAAGGCTAACGTCCCTGAACAGGGTCGTGTCTTCATTGCAGATGGTGTAGTAGAAGCTACTCTTAACGGTTTGGTTAACATCTCTACAGACGTTACTCCTTTCGCTAAGGACATCTTGAACAACGGTATGTCTTCAGGCATGCGCTTTGTACAGTCTCTATATGGCTTTGATGTCATCTTGTCTAACCGTCTACCTAAAGGTAACTTTAGTGATGGTACTAACGCAGTTACTGGTGCAGTAGCTAACATCGCTATGTGTGTGTTAGACGATCAGTGCAAGCCTCTTATGGCAGCATGGAGACGTCAGCCACGAGTTGAAGGTGAACGTAACAAGGATCTTCAGCGAGACGAGTTTGTTGTATCTGCTCGTTTTGGTATTGGTGCTCAGCGTGTTGACACGTTAGGTGTTATCATCACTTCAGCGACAAACTTCTAAGGAGAACATTATGGGTTTTGAAAACAGTGCATTCCCACTAACAAGTGGAACAGCATACAATCACTACGGAGCACGTAACGTAGGAGGTGCTGCTGGTGCAGAAGCTCCTTCAGCTGGTGCAGAGAAAGAGATTAGTGTCAACTTTGATGGTGACGCTCTTCCTACAAAAGTACAAGTACCTATTGGTGCTATTGTGACAGAGATTGTAGATTTCTTCACTGGTACGGTTTCAGCAGCTACTGTAGGTGCACAAGACATCTCAGCAGCTAACGGTGCAGTGGCTAACTATGTTACCATTACATCAACAGCTGATCTGACTGTTACTGGCCCAACGGCTGGTACAGCAGTGGTTAAATACTTGTACGTAGTATAGTACAACTTAAGGGAGGTAGCAGCGATGTTGCTTCCCTTTTTTATTGCTCGGAGAAAACATGAGTATACAGCATAAAGACATACCAGAGGCTCAGCTCCACGAGGCTAAGGGTGCTTCCACCTCAACCGCTGGGCAGGTGCTAACATCCACAGGGGGAGCTGCAACCTTTACAACACCCACTCCAGCTCCTGGCACAGTTAGCCAAGGGGTGTATGATTACAATGACCTAGCTACAGCCTCTACATCAATACCCCTTACCGTGGCAGACACTCAGTATGAGCTGCCTAACGATGGGCTCGGGCCTTTCACAAACCTCAGCTTTACACTAGACGATCTAGACAATGTCTGGGATGTGTCAACAAATAGGTTCTCTTTTAATGGTGGGACTGCCCTGAAGCTTGGGGATACAGTTGACATCCGTTTTGATGTCGAGTTCACTACAGGGA